ACCGACGATTCAAAATATCCTTGTCGCTGGTGGTCTCGCGACTCTTCGCTTTCTTGAAGCGGTTGTTCGCTCGCGCCAGCAGATCGGGATTGACCGGATTCAGTGTGACATACACACCGGCGTAAGTTTTGAAATTAGCAATCAGATTGGGAATACTGTCTATATGCTCATAATCGAAGTACCCGCTTTCTGTATGCTGCCAATTTGAATTTGGATACACAGCATCAAGAATGCGGATTTCAAATACGTCGCCCGGATCAAAGAATGTCCGCAAGGCGGTTATGATTGTTTGGTTATCCAAGGTTTTCTTCTCGAATCAAAAAGGAATTTCATTTTCGTGCCAGTCAGTACCGTTCATCACCGGTGCGTAATCTTCTGACAGATCATCGCAGTCGTTCCAGCCCGGCTCGATGTTGTATTGCGGTTTGTCACCAACTTCGGAAGCTATGACCGAATCGTATTTCTCGCCGGAAATAGACCTAACAGTAATCGCGTTGGTTTCGGCCAAAGCCCCGTCATTTGCAAGTTCGACAGCTTCTTGGACTGTCTTTGGAGCAGGGCACATTGACCGCTTGTTCCACCACTTCTCAAATTTCTGTCTCGCCCAGCCGGTATGTTCCGGACATACCCATTCGCTGACATAGTTGTTGAATCCGATGCAATATTCAATACGCATCGTTTTAGGGTGATCAGGGTCTGCGCCGCGTTTGGTATGTACTGAATAATAAACATTCTGGACTTCATATTCAGTATCAGTGATCTCTCCGGAAAGTATTCCTGCCGTGCTAGCTTGGGATTCGTGAAGTTCTTTTTCAGGCGGGGGGAACTCGTAACCGCAGTCCGGGCAGACGCGATAGGCGGCATGTATCAATGCGTTACACTCCGGGCACTCCCTGGCTGGAGCTTCACCACCGTCACCAGGAGTTTTCTTATCTACAACAACTGCATCAACCGGGCCGTGACGCAGAACATTTCCGCCGTAGTCTAAAACCAAACAATCTTCTTTATACGGATGCAGCCTTGTTCCCCGGCCAATCATCTGAACGTAAAGACCGACAGATGCGGTTGGACGAAGTAAAACGACACAATCGACATTGGTGGCATCAAACCCTGTCGTAAGAACGTTTACGTTTGCCAGGTATTTAAGTGGCGGTTTTGTACCGCCGAATAAATCGCATGGAATACTCTCACCTTTAAAACGGGCAAGCAGCTGGGCCCGCTGATCGGCAGGAGTATCTCCGGTAACAATCCCGCATTCCATTCCGGACCGTTTAGTTATCTCAGCGGCTACATGCTTGCAGTGATCAATACCGGCGGTAAATATCAGCACACTGTTACGATCTTGGGTAAGTTCCACAATCTCACGGCAGGCGTTGCGTACAAGCCAGTCATTATCCATCGCCGATTCCATCTCACTTGCGACAAACTCACCGCCTCTAATATGCAATCCGTCAAGATCTGCCTTCGCCTTGCCGCCGCGGCTTTTAAGCTTGCACAAATACCCCTTTACAATCATCTCTCTTATGCCAGCCTCGTAACAGACATGATTAAGAATATTCTCCGGCTGGCAGATTTCTCCACCTTTTAGTCGGTACGGAGTGGCAGTCAAACCTATCACCCGAAGGTTGGGGTTGACAATCAGTGCATCCTGGAGGAACTGCTGGTACATTGATTCACTGTTTGGACTTAACAAATGGGCTTCATCAATAATCACCAGATCAAACGCACCCAATTCGCATGCCCGCTTATAGACAGATTGAATGCCTGCAACAATTACCGCGTGATCTGTATCACGGCGACTCAAACCAGCGGAGTATAATCCGACATCAAGATCGGGGGCGTGCAATGAAACTTTCTCTGCGTTCTGCTCGATCAGTTCCTTCACATGTGCGAGTATCAATACCCGCCCATTCCATTTTTCGACAGCATCTGTTGCTATTTGGGCCAGGCAATGGGCTTTTCCTGTACCTGTAGGCAAAACAATACATGGATTGTCATTACGGTCGCGAAGATGTGCATAAACAGCATCGACGGCTTCTTGTTGGTAAGGTCTCAATGTGATCATCTTTTCTACAACCTCACGATCACTTTATTGTCGATAGAGTTCATGAGGATGCACCGCATTTTTTGGCTTTGGCGATTTGCCGCCCAATGCGACGACAATCCTTGCATTCCCGTCCAACTCCAATCTTGGAATGTTTGTTTTTATTAAAATCTGAAAATGGTTTGATTTTTCCGCAGTATGAGCAAACTTGGAAATCCTCAACAGATTCTTGCCCAATCCCGATATAAAGCTGTGGATTCTCTTTTACTATTTGCCAGTCAAGTTTTCTAATGCAAAACCAATTGTCATCAAGGGGAATTGCGTCTTTTATGGCATCGCAAACCAAATCAACCACATTTATAGCGTCCCCTTTGTGGCTGGGTTTTTGCACCAGCAAATCAACCCATAATTTATTGTTGGCGATTTTTCGACCGTCTAAGGCACGCTTAATCCTACTGGTTATGCTGTGCCGCAGTGTTTTTGATTCCTTGCGCAGAAAAACATGTCCCCGACCTCCCATCCTGTATATGTGATTTTTTGATGCTGCAAATGTAAAGGGCACGGCTATCCTTGTTAGCCATACCAAAACAGGTAACGACGGTTCATTCCATGCCAGGGAAAGTCTTGTTTTCGCATTGGCGATTAAGCCGGCTTCGCGGGCGTTCTCTTTGCGTTCAGCCATTTTTTTGTTGCGACGAGCAATTTGTGATTCGTTAAGGGGGTGTTCCCTTGCCCACTTCCGTTTCCGTTCTAAATCCTTCAACTCCGAACAAGCGGGACAATAGAGTTGCATTGGACTGTTTTTTTTGCATTCGATGCCGCAATTTACGCATATCAATGTTCCTAAATCTCTCATTGGTTCAAACCTTCCCTATCGCTGCCATGGAGGAGTATTGCTGGTCGCTTGTGCGGCTGGCGTTGAAACTGACGGTGAAGATTGCAGCGCAGCCTCTTTTTTCTCATATCCTTTGATTTCGTTGGTGATTTCACCGGAGTCGTCACGTTTCTTGCAGGAAACCTTGATCGACAGCGGCAGATTATGAAGCTCTGCCGAATCCTTAGGCTGCATTACTCTTACGGCACGGCAGATAGCCGACAGTTCTCCGCGTGCGATCTGCACAGCCTGCGCGTTTGGATTATCGAGGTTCAATCTCGCCCAGACCTTTCTGCCCTTGAACTGGCCGTCGAGAATGTCAAAGGTCAACTCTAGATAGTGACCATTGCCGCTCTTGGTTGGCTTCATTTGTGATTCTGAAATTGCAGCGACATATTTCCCTGCCGGGATAGGGTCAAAGCTGCTGGTTGGTTCGACTTCATTAGCATTGAAATTATTCAGGTATGCCATTTGAGTTCTCCTGCTGATTAGTGTTAAAAGTGTTGGAAAGTCCTGCGGAAATAGCTTCAGTGAAAGACGCCCAGTCAAAAGGAATGTACTCGGGCAGGTTGTAGCGGTTCTTTGCCATCGCACGCGGAGTCTCGCGGGTTACCAGGTAACGGCTGTCTCCTTCACCCATGCGAGCCAGGCAGACAAAGTCCGACCATTCAACCATTACATTGAGATATCCATCTGGAAGTTCTGGAGTCGTCTTTTCCGTCGTGATACCGTCAATGTCAGTGATCTCGGTTCGCTTGGCGTGTGCCAAAAGAATCACTGCGATACCCCGGCTGACAATGCGGTCCAGTAAAGGAAGCAGAATCTGATAGACGTAGTTCTTTAAAACCTGCTTACCATTGCCGTATCCGCCATGTGATCGATTGAGAGTGGAATCGGTCTTTCCATCTGCACATCCGGAAACATGTTCCTCGATACGACGAAGCATCCAGTCGGCTGAATCAATTGCGATTGTCTGGTAAGGGTGATCTTCTGTTTCGATAGCTTGAAGCCATTTGTGTATCTCTGGCCAGGTTGACAGATAAGGTGTACGCTGGCACGCAATCGCACCGGCACCATTCTCACAGTCAATGATGAGAGAGTTTGTTGCTGATGCGCCAAAGGTGGTGTTATGTGTAACAATAAAATTATCAGTCACATAAAGCGAATCCAAGGTATCAACCTTGATGCATTGGCACTCTTTAACGCCCACCGGTTCAATCGATCTGATGGCGTTTGTTCGTGACCATATGGCATCTTTCCATTTGATACGATGTTTCACTGATGAAACAGGAATCATACCGTTCTTCAATGAGATGTTCAGTCTGTAAGCAAGTTGCCCTGTACGTCTTTCACCTTTGTATGTGAATGTAGTTTGCTTTTCTTTTATCGTAACATCAGCACCAAGCGACTTGGCAAGAAAACGAATATCATTGGCTAACCGTTGGCTTACGGTTGTATATTCAACAACCCCGGCACTATCACAAACATATCCATCGCTATCGCAAAGGCCTCGTAGCAACGCATGCCGAGATTCAATCGGGGCAAGTAAATATTCTTGGGGAATGAACTTTTCTTCGGCATTTAGACCTGCAATTCCCAATTTACGCAACGCTGCCATGAATAACGAAGGTTTACCATGTTCTGATTTGCGTGAAATTCGAAGATTAATCTTGTCAAACTGCACACACTGATCACCCGCTGACAAAAGCAGTTTAATCTTCGCCTGGATATCCGCCTCAGGATTTGTAATGATCACGCATCCGTCAGCATGTCCATCCCCAAGATAGATTCCCATCAACCATGGATGGACCGGCAGTGCTTGCCCGCCGTCAAATTCTACAGGTTCAACACGAGGAATCGCATGATTGAAGTGTGTGCCGCATTTCAGTGTTTTGCGAATTGTTGAAAGTGGACGAACCGAACCAGCTACTCCTTGCTGCCTTTCAGTTCGAGTCTGTGTTTGCCATAGGTGGTCATCTGTACATTCTGTCGTGCTGCCATCAAGCAAAGTAACACGAAAAACCTCTTTTTCACCTTGGGGATAGATTCCCAAGACTCGACAGGCTTTTCCGTTTGAGCCGATGACTTGGTCATCGACCTGTAATTCTCCCATCGTAACGTAGCCGTTAGGGGTCAGGATTTTCGCGTCCAATGGTTGCGCCTTGCCCACACCCGGCGGCCCGTAAATGATGCCTTTCGGTGCCGACGGAGCGGGGTCGGTAATAATGTTGTTCAGTAACGTCATTTGATTGTTCTCCAATAAGGGTTAAACGGTGTCGTAGATTCGGATTGATTCGTAGCCGGTCGGCCAGACTTGGGTTTCCATGCAGACCTTGAGCCGCTGTATAGCCAACTCGTTTTCAGCTTGAGCGAAATCGAGAGCTTCCGGAGAAATTCGCCACACGCCGCAGCGGAACGGTTCTTTCTTTTCGACAGCGATGATGTGGGCGGCAGCGTTAATGCCTGTCGCCTGCCGAAGAACCGAGCGATAGAACGCGACCTGATGCAGATAGCCAAACCGTCGAGCGTCGGATTCAAACCAAGTCAGATCGTCGCAGGTCTTCAGGTCAACCAGACCGAGAACTGGCTGGTAGTAATCCATGCGAATTTGGCATGGCACGCCGCAATACTCGGTGCGAACCACGCCTTCGGCGAATCCATCGGTAATCAGTGCGGGCGCTTCGGGGTGAACCAGAACCGCTCTTTCCATCATTTCCAACGTAATAGCGTCATCGTTGG